CCCTCCCAAAATTTCTCTCCAGGTCAAATTTTTTGGGCTCTGACCTGCGGAAACTCTCGGTAGTTTTGCCTGGTCAGCGCGCTGCCGCCCGCCTGCCTACTTGATCGGTGTTTCGTGACTCTGGGGTTACGTCACACTGCGTGACTGATCGGAGGGTGTCGATGTCGCGGCAACCGACAGTGAAGTCCGTCGTTCAATCGGACATCGACGAACTTGGAGATCTGATCGGGATCGAGCCATCTCTTGCGGCCACCGCGCTCAAGCTTGCCGAGGCAATCGACACCGGCGGAGGCGAAGACGGGCGGATGCTGCCCGCTCTGACCCGCGAGCTGCGGATCACCCTGAAGGCGCTCTTCGACGCCCGGGGCGCCGACGAGGACGATGACGACGCCGGGCTGGCAACCCCCGCCTGACCTGGCGGCGCAGCTGCAGGATCTTTACGGCCTGACCTGCCCGCCCCGCTGGGGGCCACCGCGGCGCCTGCACTATCCGACCCTCGGCCACGGGATCGCCCGGGTGATGACCGAGCTGGGCACGCCGCCGATGCCGCACCAGAAGTACATGGCCGACGTCGCGCTCGAAGTCGACCCGAAGACCGGGATCCTCGCCTACCGCAAGGTCGGCCTGTCGATCCCGCGGCAGCAGGGCAAGACCCAGAAGATCCTCGCCGCGATGATCCACAGGATCCGGGCGTGGCCGAGGCAGAACGTCAAGTACGCCGCCCAAACGCGGATCATGGCGCGCGAGCGGTGGGAAGACGAGTTCCTGGTCGCGATGGAACAAGCCAAGCCGATGGCCGGGAAGTTCCGGGCACGCAAGGGAAACGGCAACGAGGCCATCATCTGGTCCAAGACCCGCTCGAAGCTGGGCATCGTCTCGAACACGGAGAAGGCCGGCCACGGCCCGCCCCTCGACCTCGGGATGATCGACGAATCCTTTGCCCACATCGACGCCAGACTCGAGCAGGCGTTCACGCCGGCGATGGCGACCCGGCCGATGGCGCAGCTGTGGTGGGCGTCCGCGGGCGGCACCGAGGCGTCGATCTGGCTCAACGAGCAGCGCGAGCGGGGCCGGGAGCAGATCGAGGCGCTGTGGCGTTCGGGGCTGGCCTTGTGGCCGTCGCAGGCCTACTTCGAATGGTTCGCCCCGGACGACCTTGACCGGGATGACCCGGAGACCTGGTTCACGTGCATGCCGGCGCTGTGCCGCAGCGAAACCGTGTGCACTTGCGACCCGGCTGGGGAGTGGCGGCACACGGTCACGATCGCGACGATCCGTGCCGACAAGTCCAACCTGGAGCCCGAGGAGTTCGACCGGGCCTACCTGAACCGGACCCGCAAGAAGCTGCCGCCCCCGGATCCAAACGTGCCGGCCAAGGAGTGGCCGGGCCGGGCCGACGCCTCGTCGAAGGTGGGCACCGATATCACGATCGCGGTGGACATCACCCCGCTGCGTGAGGCGGCATCGATCGCCGTGTACGGGCTGCGCGAGGACGGCATCGGGCACGTAGAGCTGATCGACCACCGGCCGGGCACCGATTGGGTGGTGGCGCGGCTGGTGCAGTTGCGGGAGCGGCACCACCCGGTGGCGATCGCGTTGGATGCGAAGGGCCCGGCAGGGTCGCTGTTGGTCGATCTGAGCAAACTGGATCCGCCGATCGCGGCACCGAAGGATGCGAAAAAGCCGCAACGCGGCGACTTGGCGATCCCGACGATGATCGATGTGGCGGCGGCCTGCGGCCAATTTGCTGACGCGGTACGGCAAGGCACCCTGCGACATATAGATCAGGTTCAGCTGAATGTGGCGATGGGCGGTGCCCGATCGCGTCCGCTCGGAGATGCGTGGGCGTGGGCGCGCAAGGCGGCCGAGGTGGACATCTCGCCGCTGGTGGCGGTGACGTTGGCCCGGTGGGCATATGTGACGCGGGCCGAACTTGTTGACCTGAACCACGAGCAGCCGTTTTTCGGTGCCTGGCGTTAGGAGCTTCGAGCGATGACTGTGCCGAATGTGCCCGTGGACCGCATCGGCGGTCAGGCGCGCAAGACCGACTACAAGCACGTGTTCCTGATCATCGTGGCCGGGCTGCTGTACATGGCGGGCTGGCTGCCGGGCCGGGTGTGGCTGGGTGTGCGGATCGTCGCCGTGTGGGCCGTGCACACCTGGGCGGGATCGGCGTTGCGGATCGGGTTCGCCGACGGCTGTAAGCCCCCGAAACTCGGCCGCTGAAAAAGCTGAAGCGCGACAACAGGGATCGGGGTGACCGTGGGCCTGCTTGACCGGATCCGTACTGCCCGCGGTGGTGGTGTCGTCGAGTCCCGCTTCGGTATCGACCAGTGGCTGAACGACTACCTGATCCCGTCGTTCTCCTACAACGGGGTGTTCTATTCGTCGCCGTACAACGCGAGTCTGGTGACGTCGCTTGCGGGCAACAAGGCGTCGGAGATTTCGAACACGCTGCCGGGCTATTCGTCGGCGGTTCGTCAGACCCCGCCGGCGTTCGCGGCGCAGATGGTGCGGGCGATGGTGCTCAGCCAGGCCAGGTTCAGGTTCCGGAATTTGCCGTCGTCGAAGACGCCGCGGCGCATGTTCGGCACCACGGCGTTGGGGTTGCTGGAGCGGCCGTGGCCCAACGGCACCACGGGCGAGTTGGTGTCGCGGTGTGAGTGGCATGCCGGGTTGGCCGGTAACGCGTTTGTGGCCTATCAGGCGGCGCGTCGGGGCCGGGCGGAGCGGCTGCGGGTGCTGCGGCCGGACTGGTGCGCTTTGGTGTACGGGTCGGATCAGGAGCCGGAGGATGCCGCGTACGCGTTGGACGGCGACCTGTTGGGGTTGGTGTACCAGAACGGTGGCATCTACCAGTCCAGCTACCGGCCGCAGACGTTGTTGCCGGGCGAGTTTGCGCATTGGGCGCCGATGCCCGATCCGTTGCATGCCGGGATCGGCATGTCGTGGCTCACTCCGGCGTTGCGGGATTTGCAGGGTGATCAGCTTGCGACGCAACACAAAATCATGTTCTTCGAGAACGGGGCGACGCCGAGCCTTGTGGTGAATGGGATCACTGGGCAGAACGGCCAGATGCTGACCGGTGACCAGTTCAATGCGCTGGTCGACATGATGGAGGGCCGGCACGCCGGCGTCGCGAACGCCTACCGGACTTTGTATTTGACCGCTGGCGCCGATGCGAAGGTGATCGGCTCGGATCTGAAACAGATCGATTTCAAGGCGACGCAGGGTGCCGGTGAGACAAGGATCGCGTCGCTGTCGAGGGTTCCGGCGCCGCTGCTCGGTATCTCGGAAGGCCTGTCCGGATCCAGTTTGAACGCGGGGAATTTCGCGATGGCCCGGCGCATGTTCGCCGACACCTGGGTTTATCCGAACCTTCAGGATTTAGCGGCGTCGCTGGCGCCGATTGTCAAGGTCCCCAACGATGCCGAGTTGTGGTTCGACACCGCCGATATGCCGATTCTGCGTGAGGACGCCAAGGACGCCGCGGAGATCGAGAACGTCAAGGCGACCACGATCACCATGTATGTGCGGGAGGGTTTCACGCCGGAGTCCGCTGTCGCGGCGGTGGACGGGCAGGACATCAAGCTGCTCAAGCACACCGGGAAGGTGAGCGTGCAGCTGCAGGAGCCCGGGGAGGCGCCGCCGTCCGAGGGGGTGCCCTCGGATGTCTGATCTGCGCGAGGTGGTGGCCGAAGAGCTGCGGAAGCTGTTACGAGACAGCGTCACCGGCTGGAACGCGGCCCACCCGTTGCACCCGAAAGACTCCGAAGGCAAGTGGGCGGACACACCCGGTGCCGGGGGAAGCGGGCTGGCGTCGAAGTTGGCCAACGCACTCAGCGGCCAAGATGCGCTTGATGCCGCGCCAGCCAAGTTGAAGCGGGCGCCGAGGGGACACGCCGGCCACTACGAGGGAGCCGAGCTGACCGCACCCGATGGTGCTGGTTCGGCTTTGGCACTCGCGCAGTATCAGGGCCTTGAGTACCAGGCGGTCAACACATTCCTGCGGGGCGGCTACAACACTCAGTCCGGTCCCGGCGACCTCGGCCCGGAAGGCGACGACTTTCGCAAGCACCTCCAGGAGTCGGCTGACATCGCTGCCGAGATCGACAAGACAATGTCGGTGTCGCCGTTGGCTTCGGATGTAGGTGTGCAGCGGGTCATTCGTCATGGTGCTCAGGTTTTTGGCCGCGACGTGTGGTACGGCGGGATCATCGACTTCAACGAGAAGGACTTCGATGTCCAGGACCAGCAGTGGGAACGTTGGGATGGGGGCGAACGCCCCGATCTGACCGGGCTGCAGTGGGTGGACCACGGGTTCCAGTCCACCTCCGCGCGGCTTGGTGCGGCGCAGGTGTTCGGCAGGCGTTGGCCCGAGTTGAACAACAAGTCCGATGGCGAGCCGGTGGTCCTGAACATCCTGGTGCCCAAGGGAACCAACGGGATACAGCTGTCCGAATTGGAGCATGAGGCTGAGATCCTACTCGACCGTGGCCTGGTCATGGAGGTGGCCGCCGACCACGGTGTGGGTGAGGATGGTTTTCGCCGCCTGGACGTGAGGGTGGTGGGCCGCCATGGCGACCATTGAGCAGCGGCTCACCGTCGACTATCCGGTGGAGATCCTTAGGCCGCCCAACGGCGGACTGCTCCCCGGGTCGATGCTGGCCAAGAAGCCGTCAGGCGGCAAGGTGCCACGTGCGCAGCTGCGTGCGGTGGCGGCCGAGTTCGTGCGGGCGCTGCTGCGCGGCGACGACATCGACGACATCGACGACGACCCGATCGGCGAGCTGGACGATGACACCCTGATCCTGTTGCAGGCCATGGCCGAGCTGGATGAGGAGTCGGATGCTGAGGGCCGGGCGTTCAATCCTGCGCTGCACAAGCGCTATCCGAAAGGGCATCCGCTTGGCGGCAAGTTCAGGCCGATGGTGGACCTGTTCAAGGAAGCGATCCTCAAGTTTGATCCGAAGAGGGACAGGCACCCGTTCGAGTCGTTCTCCCGCCCGCAGCTGTTGAACGCGGCCAAGGCGCGTGGCATCACGTTGAAGAAGGGCGAGGACCGGGACTCGATCGCGGCGAAGCTGCTCGCCGATCTCGGCGGGAAGCCCGCGCCTACCGCCGTGAAGAAGGCTGCGGCACCGGCGAAGAAAGCCGCGCCGAATGCTGTGCCGGAAGCAACCGACCTGGACGCCGTCCCACCTGTCGGCGTCACCACGAAAGACGGCAAGACCCGATACAGCGACCCCGATGGAGTGCCGGGCCTTCTCAGGCCGGCCAGCGACCCCGGTGAGTCCGGTGACGGCCACATCACAAAGACAGACGGGTCCAAAGGCCCGTGGGGCAAGTTCGGCGCCGCCGGAGTTCTCCTGCGCCACCGCGGCGCAGACGGCGTCGACCGATACCTCCTCGTCGCACGCGGTGAAGGTCTTAGCCAGGCCGGCAAGTGGCAGCTGCCGGGCGGAGCGCTTGACTCGAAGGAAAACCCGTTCCAAGGCGCCACCCGGGAGATTATCGAAGAGCTTGGCTTCCAGGCTGGCGACGTCGCGCAGGGCCGGGTCCACGGCTTCCACGAATCTGAGGTCCCAGATACCGGCGGCTGGAAGTACACGTCGATCGCCGCCACAGTCCCGAAGCAGCTCGAGCCGGATCTGTCCGGGGAGAACGCACAGTTCGAGACCGGCGACGCCAAGTGGATGACTATCGACGAGATCCGCCAACTCGACAAGGATGGAAAGCTCCTTGACCCGCTCGCCGGCGGCAAACTCGAATCGCAGGTCCTTGACCTGTTCCCGAAAAAGGCGACCTCCGCATCCAATAAGGCGGCAAAGCAAAAGTCGGCACCTCCGGCCAAGAAACCGTCGACCGCCGCTGATGTCGAAGCCGGAGACTTCAGCGGCTTGAAGCGTGTCGGACCACAGGCTGGCTCTAACGCTGGCGGCATGTTCGAGGCGCCCGACGGAAGCCGTTGGTACGTCAAGGCGCAGCAGAGCGAAGCGCATGCCAAAAACGAGGCCACTGCCTCAGCCCTCTACCGTGAGGCGGGAATCGACGTTCCGGCCGTCCACCGCGGCCGCGGCTTGGCCGAGCTTGGGGATGGGCCGCAGACTGCCACCCGGATCATTGACGGCGCTAAATCCGACCTCTCCTCGAAGCTTGGCGACGCCGGATACGTCGCGAAGGTGCGCCACGGCTTCGCCGTGGATGCGTGGCTGGCGAACTGGGATGCAGTCGGCCTGTCGATGGACAACATCGTCACCGCCGACGGCAAGCCACACAGGGTGGACGTGGGCGGGTCGCTGCTGTTTCGTGCGCAGGGCGCCCCGAAAGGTGACGCGTTCGGCAAGAGCGTCCTCGAATGGTCGACGCTTCGTGATCCCAGCAAGGCGCCGCAGGCGGCGCAGTTCTTCGCCGATATCACACCCGAGCAGCTTCAGTCGTCTGCGAAACTAGTCGAGAAGATCAAGCCTGCACGGATTAAGCAGATAGTCGACGATCCAGACCTTGCCCAACTTCTCATCGACCGCCGAAAAGATCTACTTGCCCGCGCGAAGAAGGTCCAGGTCCCAGACTTCGATGCACGCATTGCGAAGTCGGCCGCACGGGAGAAGGCTCTTGATTCAGCCCGAATCCGCTTGGAGAGTATCGGATTTGCGGGGGCGCTCTTTGGCGACCTTCCGTCCCATTGGACGCCCGACGAAGCGCAGAACACAGCCGAGGCCCTGAGCGACTATCGGTCAATCGGCTACATTGCTCTCAATAACAGCCTTCGAGGTCTTGGTCCTTCCGACTCAACCACGATCTGGCACACGGAAAGCATCGATCGCGGCATGTTGGCGTCCAGGCTGGAACAGGATGTCGTGGTGTATCGGGGCATCAAGTTCCCCGACACTGTGTTTGGATCCGCCTGGACCGACTCGGGCAGCAAGGTCGGCCTCTCCTGGACCGATCCCGCCTACACATCCACGACAGCTGACCGACAAGTGGCCGCCTCGCAGGACTTCACCGAGGAGAACATCGAATCGGCGCTTATGCGGCTTATTGTTCCTAGCGGGGTAGGTGCCATTCGGCTTTCGGACATTGCCCCACCCGACCGGCAGCACCTTTCCGTTAGCGAAGAGGCGGAGCTCCTCCTTCAGCGCGGATTGACGTTCCGCGTGGTTGCGGACTACGGCTATGATGGAACCACAAAGAAGCGCATTCTTGACGTGGAGGTGGTGCCGGTATGAGCAAGGCACATTCGAAGCCGACCCCCATCCGTGACCGCATCTTCGAAGACGCGCCCGTGGTCGTCCTCGCTCCACCGGAAGACATGCTGAAGTCGCCGATCTTTGACGACGCCAAGCAGATCGCCGCGCTGCCGGACAATCTCGAAGACCAGTAACCTAGCCGCGCTTCAGAAACCTGTATAACTCAAGACTTTTCCGCCCGAAGGGCCGTTTCCGTTGGGAGCGGCCCTTTTCGCATCCCAGAAACAGGAGGGCAGACCAGTGGACGCTCTTGCTGAGCTGGATGTCGAAGAAGTCCGCGCCGCCGTCCTTGAGGAGATCGAACGCCTCGGCGTGCCCCTCAACGTGCTCCGCGCGTACGCCCAAACCGACACCCGGTCCCGCACCCTGGGCGGCCTGTGCACCCGGGCGTTCGACTTCGAGATGGAAGGTGCCAGCGGTGACGGGCTGACCCTCGAAGGCTATGCCGCAGTGTTCAACCGCTCGGCCCGGATCCGCGACATGCAAGGCGACTTCGACGAAATCGTCCTGCCCGGCGCTTTCGCCCGCAGCCTGGCCCGGCGCACACCGGTGATGCAGTGGGACCACGGCAAGGACCCCGCCGTCGGCACCGCCCCGATCGGTGACATCAAAGAGCTTCGCGAGGACGGTCAAGGCCTGCTCGTACGCGCCCGCCTGTACGACCACCCAAGCACCGAACGGGTCCGGATGGCCATCAAGGGCAAGTCGGTGAAAGGTATGTCGTTCCGCTTCGGTGTCCCCAAGGGCGGCGACAAATGGTCCACCCGCGCCGGTGATGTTGACCTGCGGGAGATCCGTGAGGCCGACACCTACGAACTGGGCCCGGTCGCCTTCCCCGCCTACGACGCCACCTCAGTTTCGATGCGCTCCCTGCTGTCCGGATTGGACGCAGCCGAGATGCGCACCCTCGTCCACGAGCTCGCCCCCTACCTACGTGGCGCCGTGGACCTCACAGACCTCACCGGGCGACCCGGCGCCAGGGGCGCGGGTGGCGGTGACAACGGCCGCAGCAGCCGGCCAGCCAACCCCCTGTCAACGCGATTCGCCGACGACGGCGACTCGCTTCGCCTGAGAGGCATTCTTTAGATGAGCGACATCGAAATCCTTGCCGAACTTCGCGGCAAGGACGTCACCACCATGCGCGACAACGAAACGCCGGAGGAGCTGCGGGGCAAGACCCCCGACGAACTGCAGGGCTTCCTTGAGATCCTGGACGCGCACCTGCGCACCATCCACCAGGACGAGGACACCGGCGAACTGCGGGACAAGACCCCCGACGAGCAGAAGGCGTTCGCCTACGGCCTCAAGCTACGCGACAAGGCCGTCAAGATGATCGACGAGCATCGCGCGGTGCAGGAGGTGTTCCGCCGCCGCCCCAAAGCTGTGGAGGCCGCTTACGCCAACCTTGGCAAGGACAAGGACGACGCCTACGGCGATGTGCGCCGCCTGACCGTTCCGCAGGCCCGCGACAAAGCCCTGCGGGTCCTCGACGACCGCAACGCCGCCGCGCACCTGCGCCCCGACGAGAAAGACGAAGTCGAGAAGCAGATCCGCACCTCCACCGACATCGCCCGCCGCATCCTCGTCACCGAAAACGAGGACTACCGCGAGGCGTGGATGAAGCTGGTCACCCAGCCCCACCCCATGCTGTCCCCGGAAGAGGTGCAGGCGGTACGCGCCTACAACGAATACCGGGCCGCGTCTGAGGGCACCACCACCGCCGGTGGTTTCGGTATCCCCGTGTTTATTGACCCCAGCATCATCCTCACCGCCCAAGGCTCCGGGAACCCGTTCCTGCGGCTGGCCCGCCAGGTCGACATCAACACCAACATCTGGAAGGGCGTCTCCAGCGCGGGTGTCACCTGGTCGTTCGACACTGAGGCGTCGGCGGTCTCCGACGACATGGCCACCCTGGCGCAGCCGACCGTGACCGTGTTCATGGCCCGCGGATTCATCCCCTACTCGATCGAGATCGGGCAGGACTACCCCGGGTTCGCCCAGGAGATGCAGACCCTGCTTTCGGCCGGCTACGACGAACTGCTCGTCGACAAGTTCACCCGCGGGTCCGGCACCAACGAGCCCAAGGGCATCCTCACCTGTCTGTCGGCCAACACCAACGTGCGGGTGCGTGCGGCCACCAACACCGGTGCCATCTCGGCCGCCGACCCGTACAACCTGTGGCAGGCCGTCCCGCAACGCAACCGGCGCAACGCCTCCTGGTTGATGAACGTCAGCCTCAACAACGCCATCCGGCAGCTGGGTACCGCGAACGTGTACCACGCGTCGACGGTCACCCTGCCCGAGGGTGCGGTGGAGATGCTGTTCAACCGGGGCGTCTACGAGTCGCCGTACATGCCGAACCTGACCACAACCACGTCCTCCACAGAGGGCTACGTCATCGCGGGGGACTTCAGCAACTACGTGATAGCTAGAAGGGGCGGCATGAGTGTAGAACTCATTCCGCAAATCTTCCAGCAGGCTACCGCGGGTTCAGCCTACGGTATGCCCACTGGCCAACGGGGCTGGTTCGCATATAGCCGTATTGGCGGATCGAGCGCCAACGATTTGGGCTTCCGCCTTCTCGTCAACACTTAGGAGCCGCTCTATGGCCGAGGCCACGAAGAAGACCGAGCCGCCGCGGCAGTTGGCCCGCGCGGCGGAGGCGACTGATCCGGCTGTGCATCACCTGCTCGCCGAGATCCAAACCGCACGCATGAACGAGAACGCCGACCGGTTGGCTGCGCTCACCAAGCAGCTCAACGACCTCGGCTACGAGTAGAACCCAACATCGACGCCCTCGCCTGATCGTCGAGGGAAGGAAGCCCGGATCCCCCAGGTGGTCCGGGCTTCCGCCTACCTGGAAGGAAAAAAGCAATGGCAGACAAAGTTGTGTACGCCATCGATACGGCGTCGGTTGCGCTGTCAACCGGTAGCACGTTCACCATCCACCGCGGCCAGAAATACTCCACCGCCCTGCAGGTCTACCGGGAGCAGCCACAGTGGTTTTCGGAGGATCCGTTGACCGGCATGGACGATGCGCCGGTGGAGCAGGCCACCGCGACGCCGGGTGAGAAGCGGAACGCCCGCCGTGGCTGACGCTGACAACACGGTCGGCGTGGTCGCCGACAAGGCTGTGCTGGCCTATGTGGTGTCCAACGAGGTGTCCTACTCGTGGCACCGTTCCATGATGGGCCTGGTCGGGTTCGACGCCGTCCGCGAGGGCCGTCTCAAGGCGCCGGGCGGCGGGTTCCTGGCCATCAAGTACGGCACCGGCGGGCTGATCGAGGCACGCAACCAGGCCGTGCGGGAGTTTTTGGACGAGTACCCGGGTGCGGACTGGCTGTTCTGGCTGGACTGCGACATGGGTTTCGAAGCCGACGCGTTGGAGTTGCTGCTCGGGGCGGCGGATCCGGTGGAGCGGCCCATCGTCGGCGGACTGTGCTTCGCCCAGCGTGAGGACGAACCGGACGGAATGGGCGGCTGGCGAACCCAGGCCACCCCCACCATCTACGACTGGGTG